ATTAGGAGGTAATATGGCTTCTGACTTCAACGATTGTTAATGCCTACGATTAAAGTTCCTGAGATAAAGATACCGAAAGTAGAAATACCAGAAACCCCTTATGTACCTGAAACTGTACTGATAGGAGATAACCCTGCCTGTGATTTAATAAATAGAGATTTACAAATAACAGAAAACCCCACAATAGTTTTTCATAACAGAAAAGCTTATGCTACTTGTTTTAATGGTCAAGAAGTTGCTGGTAATACACAGCCTATTAAAGCTCAACCAGAACCAAAAACATTTAGACCTATTGTTTATGATGCACAGGACACTATAGAAACAGAAGGTACATATAATTACCAGAAAAAAGGAACTGGAACAAATATTAATTTAGGACAAAAAAAAGAGGAGGTAGAGATTGAAGAAGTACCCTGTCCACCAAAAAACGCACCCTATAGATCAGGGGATTGGCGTAATGAGATGAGGCTAGAAAAATTGGTAAAATGGGAACGTGGGTTATTGGAGGGTTCTTGTGACGCAATCTGGGAAGAAGTACCGTTTGTGGACCAATACATACCAACGGCTAGCGTTGTTGTCTCTACTGCTGTTATCGCTAGTGTGGCTGCGACTACACCTGTTATTCTCCAGCTTGTAAAACCCCTAGTAAAAAATGTCATTAAAAAGCTAACAAAGAAGAAAGATAAGGTAGAATAATGTATAAGCGATAAGCCCAGCATCATGTTATTAAGTTAGCCTCTGCTCTGTTGGATAGACTTATTACTTCTTTAGACAAGTAACTACCCGTAGCTTGTCTATTTTAATTTATGAGCATGTGGTAATACTTGATTTGGAACGCTGGTTAATACAACATTTCTACAACTAACAGCATCATCTCCTACAAACTTAACACCGAGCTTAAGTTGCTGGCTACAGATAGAGAGCCGATTTAGATTAACCTCTAGCTTTTTAGCTTGTAATAGAAACTCTTGATATTTTCTATAAGTCTGGGCTGCCTTTAAGCACTCATCATTAAATCGTTTTCCTAATGGTACTTGAATACTGATAGTCGCACCATATGAAAAGTTATGGTTTATCTGATCTAATCTTTCTTGCTCTGCTACATAAAGTATTTCACCAGGATTTGTAAGCTGACCTGTATCACTATCTTTTGCTTGGTTATATATATTTGTTCTTTGTATAGTGCTTCTAGGACTGTTGAAATATTCTCCTTTAGTTATAAAGGGATTAAAGCTTAAAGTAGGTGTTTGGCATTGAATACCATTGCTATACCTATGAGTTGGAAAAGATCCACTTATACTTTGAAAACCTTGATTGACTACTGTAGATTGGGTACTAGATTGTGGATTACTTATAGTAGTTTCAGCAAAGACAGGACTAGTAAATAAAAGTCCTATTGAAATAAGGTTGTAGAAGTTTGGGTAGTTTCTATTGTTTGAGTTCGATTTATTATTGAAATTGCGTCTAAACCAGGAGCCATGAAGTTTTCTGTCAAAGAGAAAGCCTCGCCTTCGTTTACAACCTGCCACTGTGGTTTGCTTGTTAATTGAGGTGTTATCCATTCAAAATTAACTGCCCCTGCATTGCCTGTATTTTGACTTGTTGTATAGGTTGCTTCTGGGGAAATATAGGAATCAGTTTTAATGTTAGATCCTGTAACTGAATATGCATAGCCAGAGTTATAGTTTTCAGTAATGATAACTTCATCTATTCTGCTAATACTTTTAGAATTTGATTGTATTTGGTTGGCAGCAAATCTTGGAGTTGTAGCTTTTGCATCTGAACTATAAAAAGCGATAAACAAAAGCAATAACCATTTCATTAATCCAAGCCAAGAGTAATACTAGTTTGTAGCGTAGCTGTTGTACCAGCACCCATATCAGCCAAGTTAACAGTAAACGCACCACCGCTATCCATTGTGATTGCTACAGAACCAGGGTCACCTCCAGAGATAACAGTGTTTTTACCAAGAAGAGGCAGTGATGGAACCGCCCCATTTGTTACTGTGGCAGATAGTAAACTTGGAACTGCATCTGCTGCAATATAGGATTCTGAAGCAGAAAATGCATCGCCTGTATTTACGATGTTAAAGCTAGTGTCGTAATCAATAGTTGGAACACCACTAGCAATACCAGCATCAGCTAAATCAAGAGAACCGATTTGACCAGCTACTGTATTTGCTTTAGGAGCTACGTTTGTACCAGCTACACTAATAGCTGCTGCAATTCTTTCTGAAGTAGCGGAAGCACCTAATGTAGAGACACTTGCTACTGATTGAAGCGTATGAGTGATGTCTGCAAAACTAGCTGTTGGAAGTGCTAGTAAAATCAAAGGAAGAAACTTTTTCATTTTTTGGATGATGGGGGGTCAATTACTTCAGCACCTTCAATTTTGATAGGTGTAATTACTCTTATAGTCTGAACCATACCGTCACTTTGTGCAACTTTATCTTCTTTATTTTCTTTTTTACCACCATTTTTGCGTGATGCCTCAATTCCAAAAGTTGAAATCGCAGCAGTCAAAAGCGAAGCAGGGAAGGTTATATCTTTTGGTTCGTTACTGTAACCAGGGAGAGAAATATAGTTAAGGGATACTATAAAGCCACTCCAAACGACAATACCTAAACGAACAAATAGACTGATAATTGCTAGTTGCTCCTCTTTGTCATCAAGACCTTCTTTTATTTTTTGAAGGGGGTTTTTCTTTTTTTCTTCTGCCATAATTAGTTTTATTAGTCATACTAGACATAATTAAGGATTTAAGCAAATGACAGAGGTACAAGCAGCTTTACTAGGAGCAGCAGCTACAGCTTTTGTTATGGTGTTGTCAAACATGAGTAACCGTAGAGAACGTACCATAATAGATATTTACAACAGATTAAACCAGTTATCGCAAGCGGTTAGCAGATTAGAAGGCCAAAACCGCTAATGTTTGGTATCTTTTATATAAATAACATAACTAAATGCTAAAAATTTTAAAACCTATACTACTTACATTTCTTTCTTCTTCTGCTTGTAAGGATTTAATTATTAGTCTTTTAAAAGAAATTTGCAAAAAAAGTTCTAATGATCTTGATAATAAAGCTGTAGAATTTCTAGAACAGCAATTATTTCCTAATAGAAAAATTAGTAGTTTACCTAGATAGCACTTGCATTAAATGTAAATATAATATATTTTTGGTATGCCTATGATACGCAAAGCAGTGGGCAACTTAAACCCTTTAGATGGATTCCCCTAAGGGGTTTTTGTATGTCGGGAGATCGATCAAGTCCAATACTTGCCCTGTCTTTCCTATCCTTTCTTAGGTTTTGTATAACTCTCAAGTTAAAGAAATCCACTTATTTAACTATCAGGCTTCCCGACTATTTACATATTAAAAAGGTAATGTTGATTGATTAAAAGATTCTGGTTTTTTTGGTAAACACCATAGATGTTCTTTTTTTCCATAGTTACCTATTACATATTCTTTTGTTTTTACTAGTTTGCCTTCATTAGATAAGTTTGTCATAGCTCGCCTAATAGAGGTTATAGGACAATTGATGTTAAGGATAGAAAGCACCATAGATGGACTAAGTGGCTTTTCATGCTGTAAAAAGCAGTTAATAATTTTTTGTTCTTGTGTTTTAGCTTTAGATATAGATTCAGCTAGTTCACTTGCATCTTCATTAATCGTATTATAAAAGGTCATTTGTTTACCTCCTTACAAGCTAGTTCGTAGTTAGTTAATTGGTTATTACACGATATAACTGTCATGTCATATAGAGAAGATGAAAGGGCTGTATAAAACAACCCTGACGCTGCTAACATCATTAATAAATTTTGCATTGGATACCTCTCGGTGTTGTGTACATTTGATGAAGGTATAAACAATCTCACACTTCAGCGGTTATAAATAACTTGGTTATGAGGAATATACCTTCACCTATATATTATATCTAGGGTATACCCCTGTCAAGTATTAAAATAAACTATGTTGTTTATGTTTTCTTAGTTCTTGATTATATTCAGCTAATATTTCATGTTCTAATCTTTGTTCTGCTATATCTATATAGTTTTTATTTATTTCACTACCTATGTATTTTCTATTCATAGATTTACAAACATAAGCTGTTGTACCTGTTCCCATAAATGGATCATATATAATATCGCCTTGATTAGTAAAATTTTTAAGTATTTTATATATGAGTTGTTCTGGAAATATAGCCTTATGACTTTCTAAATTTTTTTTATTTTTAGGTATAAACCATAAATCCTCTAATGTACCTCTTTCAAAATTTGCATTATTAAACTTTCTACAAATAGAATCATATTTATCAAAGACTAATATTAATTCAGTTCTTTTATTAAGTACGCCAGATTGTATTGATGGTTCTGCATGACCCTTATCCCATACAATAATCTCTTTCAAATAATCTGCAAACTTACCAATCATTTTAAAAATTGATCTTTTGCTACCAGTCACTATTTGTACGTTATAAAAAACTATAGGTGATACTCTTAACAGCTCTGTTAATACTTTTGTATGAAAAACATTATATTGATCTACTGTTAAATTATCTGTAAAACCATCATATTTTGTTGTTAATTCTTTTGTAATTTGTCTACTGCAATACTGATTATTTCTAACTCTTAAATTCATGTTGTAAGGCGGTGAAGTAATAACAGTATCAATAGAGTTACCATTTAATTTATTTAATGTGTCTAAACAACATTCATTGTATATATTATTAATTTTCATTTTATTAGTTTTGCATACTGTTCAAGAGTAAGAACAACACGCCAATTATCGCCTTCTTCTTGACCTTTAATCTTTTTAAATCTAACCATAGTAATTGCATGATCTACACCTGCATTTTTACGCTGTATTTCCGCTTCTCTAGGTTTTCGGAGTACAGCATCATTTTTATTCGCAAGATCACAAACCTGTACAACTGTATTGGGTATGCCTTCTAAATCCCCTGTATCTAACTTTTGACCAGCACCAAACCTTCTATCAATTCTTATACCTAACAGTTTACTTAATAAAATTGCTGCTTCTCTTTCTGCTTTATCACCTTTGTTTTTTTGTGGATTCATTATTTTTCTAATTCTTTAATTTTGTTTTTTAGTGCTTCATACTCTAATAAATATTCTTTTGTAGCAAACTCTGATTTATGGTTAAACATATACCGATCACTTAAAGCACCTAATTGTATATGTAAATCATCTATCATTTTTTGTTTTTTATCTTTAAATTCTTTACTTAATGCGTCTGGTTCTTTAGGGTTTTTAGTCCAATCTGATACTAAACTAAGCAACTCTTTCACCCTTTTAAATGCTTGTTCTACTCTTTCTGTTGTTTTCATCGCATTGCCCATGTAAAGCCAGTTTCTATTTTTATTGCTGTACCTTCTTCTCTTTCCTGTTGTTGTTTATCTTCTATCGCATTTATCATATCTTTTTTAAATTGATTTGTAGTATCACTATATTCCCACTTTTCAGGTTTACGTTTTCGTGTTGCCTTAACACCATCAATACTAAAAGAACTCATAATAATGCCTTCTTGATAATACTTTTCTAATACCATCTTCTTCTCTGTAATTTGTGTTTCAAGTTCTTTTATTTGCAATTGTGATACCTTTATCTGCCTTAATAATTGTTCTGGTTGTACGTTCATGATTAATAAAATTTATGTTCAGGATAAAGATCAGGTTGATAATCATCAGGTAAATAAAACAACCATTCTAAATACATTTTTGCAGCGTTCATGATTTGTCTATCATCAAACTTAGCTAACCATTCTTCTCGGTCAATTTGTTCTAGTTCTTCTTCAAATGACATGATAGTTAAATAATAAAGAACAATAATTACATACAGTATGGGGTATACCCTTACAATGTGCAACCTTTACTAAAATGGTAACTGTTTACCAAAGTACAAACCTCTTGCTTCTTCATAATCATACATACATTCTTGTGGGTTATAGTCTTGTGTTTTTATTCCATCTGGAGTGATATAAATAATTCTGCATGACCATAATTCTATTTGTGGATAGTTTTGATTTAGCAAAGATACATAACCACCCATCTGCAACCTATGGTTTTTCTTTTTATAAACCTCTTGTGTTTTAAAATCTGCTAAACATAAAACACCAGTATCTTTATGTTGCAATATCACATCACAACTACCTGCAATATCTCTTTTTCTATCAACCATACGTAACTCATTAACAACACATTCCCATGTATTCCACATTCTGTAATTAATTAAATGTTCTACCCAATCTGCATAATCTTTTGCATAAGCTAGTGCTAGTGTCTTATCTTTTGTTTCACACCATATCTGT